TTGCGCCATATTTTACAATATCATCTACTGTGTATCTAGTACTAACAGTCCAATCAGCTCTCCAGTTATCTGAACGAGTAACAATAGCCCAGCTATCTTGATTAAATTCTAGTCCTAGAAAAAACGAGTTGGCTGCTACGTGTTTTTCTACACAGATATAAGTTATACCGTTATAAATTACTACATCACCTAAATTATAATACTGTGTTATAGCAGGAGTATCTTCGTCAACAGCATCTACAGAAGGAGTCCAAGTGTTTAGCCAATTATACGTAGTAGCAACAATTGTCCATTTTTCGATATCGTCTATAGGTCCTTGTGAAACTATTGACGTAGACTGATGTTCTGTTATACATTGATACAAATATCCATTGTATTTTATAATGTCGCCTCGATTATATTGTGTGATTGAAGTCCAATCTGCTCGCCATTGATTGCCGTCAAACATTAATTCCCAACGAGTATTAGGTGCAGCAAGATTTAAATCAGGATATATTGTTGAGCTACTAGATGAGTGCCCAATTAAACATACATATGTTTTTCCTTGATAACGAACAATATCATCCTTAACATAATTAGTTGATAATATCCAGTCGCCTTTCCATCTAAATCTAATTCTGTCTAAATTAAAATCTGCCATTGTATTCTCTCTTATAATCCGTTAGATGATGAATTTTCATCATATGTATAATTTTGATTTATTCTTGCTACTAGTTCGCCTTCATCGTTAACATAGTATTGTATATTTCTGTTGTCCCAACGAAACTGCTCGTAGTTTAAGTTTTCGTAAACTAGATTGTGATTTACATCTCTTCCTTCGTAAAAATCTTGTCCTTCTTCAAAATTAGGATAATTTTCAATAGGATCTCCTGGATTATTGATAGTAATCGAATCAGTGGTCTTTAATTGATCGGCCTTGCTAAGAAATAATTCACCTTGGTCTGTTCTACGCAGTCCGTAAAAGAATCTTTCTTGAACTGCGTTTTGTATATGATCTGGTGTAAAACCTACATAATTTCCTGACATCTTTCTTCCTTATACAATATCTACATAACTTATTACTGCATCTAACGATTCGTCTTGATCGCAGACAAAATAGAGTTGATTTTCTGGAGCAAGTATTAATTTTTCACCTGCGCTTAGTGCTCTTAGACTTGAATTAGGTGGAACCATTACGTCTTTTAGATAATATCCTTCAACACTAGTATCGTCGTGAACTAAAACGCTTGCATATATTATAAAGTCAGTTAGATTAGCAAGACTTAGTCCTACGATTGTACTTCTTGTATTAGCATCTGTTTCTAATGCTAATATTGGTACTTGACCTACTTCTTTTACAACTTTATTTTTAAACTGTGTTGCCATTTGTTTATCCTAATGTTAATACGTATTCTATTGCTAGGCTTTCAGCAGCGGCAAAAGTAATTGAACCTGTAGCACCTGCAACAGACACCCAACTAGTACCGTCCCATATTTCTAAATAACCTTGCTCAGTGTTGAATCGAGTCATACCTACTTCTCTATAAGCGGCGGCTGGTCTTTGAACACTGGTACCTACAGGAACAACAAATCCGTTCGACCCTGCTATTTTAAAGTAGCCGGCGCCTTCTTGCTGAAAGAAAAGAATACCATCTACGGTTCTATTAGTAATAGTGCTGTCTTTAATAGCTATTTCGTCTATAACCACTGCTCCGCTGCCATTGGCACTTAAAATTAAATCAGTATTTGTTGTTTCAGTTCTTATTGCGTTACCGTCAATACTGATATCATCGACTTCAATTCTCAGTGTTTCTAATTTGTTAGCATCTATACTTAGTTTTTCTTCACCTTGAATATAGAATCTAATAACACCATCGTTGGCACCCGGAGTTAATTCAGCAGTAATATAAGTGTCAAGATCTAAATCGTAAACACCGTTGAGCGCTGCCCAATTTCCGTCATAGCCTTCAAATAGATTTGTATCAGTATTGTAGCGGATCATTCCCAGCTCGGGAGAACCTGGACGCTGTGCTGTAGTACCGTTCGGAAGGTTCAGCGCACCTGTTGCGTTTATTCTAATAGTGCCGCTATCCGCATCAAGTATAATATCGCCGCTGACGCTGGATACTGTGTTGTCACTTAGTCTAAGATTGCCAGTGTCTATAAATTCACCAGTGATATTAGTTGTACTACTATTGGTTGTAATGCTGATACCTGTGCTGGTTTCGATGTTTAGGTCTGAACTGGTAAATGTTACTTCGCCAGTTTCTTGATTTACATAGAACAGATCGCCTACTCTAAAGTCACCTTTATGGTCTACTGAGCTGTATCTAATTTTAGCACGATTAAGTTCTACAACTTCGTTAGATTGTATAACTGTTGTAGCATCATTGTCATCAGCCTTGCCATTACCTATGTAGGCAAAGTTTTGACTTATGAGGTACATCAGTACGCCAGCGCCGTCGCCGTAGGCACCAATGTTACCGTAAACACTGGCGCTGGCTATGCTTCTTATTTCGCCGCCGAAGTCTGTAAAGTTGGCTAGTGTAATAAAGTTAGCAGTAGCACCACCGCTGAATCTTATGTCCTGTGCTTGCTGTGTATCATCAACAAATGTACTAGAACTATCTTCTATATTATTAAAATGTAGAAGAAGAACTGTGTCAGCATCACTCACAAATTCGCTAAGTGGAACAATAAGTGTAGCACCTGAATATCTAGCAATGCCTTTTGAAATTCTTAATTCGTCTATATTACCTTCAAAGAAAAATGATAAGCCATTGTACTGCGCACCAATAACAAGAGGTTTTGCTACACCGTAATCTGTATTGTCTGTCCAAGTTCCTCTTGAAATTCCATTTAAATACAAAGTACCTGTTGTACCTTGTCTAACATATGCAATATGATTCCAAGCATTTAAATTTAAAGCAACAGTACTTTGTATTTGTATTGATCCAGTGACATATAAATATGGCTGATTTGATCCGTTTAAATATACAGCCACAGCATCATCAACAGCAGTGCCTGCTCTAAAATCAAATAAACTTCTAAGGCCTGTACTTGTTGTAGGATAAATCCAGCCTTCTACAGTAAAATCTTCAGTGCCAAATCCAAAGTCATTGTTTGAAGCAACTCCGATATAATCTTCTACACCATCAAGCTGTAAACTGCTGGTTCCAAACTTTTTTAATGCTGTATCAGTAACTGGGTTGTTGTATCTTACTATGGTCTTGCCGCCACGTTCGACAAAAGTTTCGAATCCTGATTGCTTACCGTTTACAAAAAACTTGCCGTCTGCGTCTACACTGCTGATTGTGCCTGTTGCTAGAACAGTAACACCATCTGTGTCGTAATAAGTAACAGTTTCGCCAGCTGAGTATGATCCAGTTACACCGTCTACTCTCAGTGCTGACTTACCTGTGCCTTTAAGACCAGTTGCGCCGTCCAGTGCTGTTAGTCCACGGTTTGCAAAATATGTAAAACAGTTTAACCATTCTACTCTTGTACCGTTGGTAATTACAAGTGCGTCAACGCCAGGAGTAATAAATGTCACACTGTGGAAAAGGCAAGCTGCTTCTCTTGAACCTGCTGTTGCTACGCTGCCATCAAGAAACGCACCCTTGCCTGCGTCGCCTTGATCAAATCCTCTAGGATCTGTACCGCTGGTAACTGAGCCGGCTGTGATCACACTGATATTTTTTAGATAAGGTGAGCGACTAGTTACAGTAAAGCCCGGAGCAAATTTAAATGTATAACCGTTGAAGAAATCTTTTACGGTGATGTCTTCGATAGTAGTTTCGCCGTTGAGTAAAAACGCATCGTTATTTTGTGTAGCCACTGTAGGTTTGATTGTCACACTTCTTATGCTGTGACCTTTGATAGTCACACCCACAGGAACAGTCATTGGGAATATTTCTAAGTAAGTTCCCGGATAGATGTGTACAGTGTCGCCTGCTGTGGCTTGTGTAAGAGCATAAGTCAAACTACCGTATGGATCGTTAGGGTGATCACCTGAATATGTATCATCACCGTTTTCTGCTACATAAAAAATATTACCTTGACGCAGTGCTAGGTCAACACCATCTACTTCAAGTGCAGTTGTGCTTACTGTGCCAGCAAAGAAGTTTTCTACATAAACATCTTGCCACTGCTTTCCGCCCACAGTTGGATCACTACCTAAACTATAAGTATTGTTTACGTCTGGTACAATGTCCGATGCTATTTCAGCATTGAATACAACATTGTCCGTGTCAGCATCACCTATGGTAATATTACCGTTGGCTGTGATTGATCCTGTTGCAACTATGTTTCCGTAAACATTTGTGTCTGCAAAGATTTCAACAGTACCGGTTCCGTTAGGACGAAACTCTAGATTTTCATTTGAAACGTTTGTGCTAATTATGTTGTCTACAATATCAACACTGTCAATTACTAACTTGTTTTGATAGACAACATTGTCTGCTGTACCTAGAGTTAAGACTCCGTTAGTTGTTGATATAGTATTGCCTAAAAAGTTTACACTAGCAATCTGTGCTTCTGTGCTTACTTCTAGACCAGGTGCTCTGATAGTTCCGTTTACATCTAAATCGTATTGAGGTGTGTCGGTATTAATACCGATTCGGCTGTTATTAACATCAAGATATAATAGGTCATTCTCAAAAGCTAAATTTATTCCTTCTCTTAGAAGGTTAGCTCTTAAAAGTGGACCACTGATGCGACCGATAGCCATCTCTTCTCCTCAACACGGGGATCCTGTCCCTCCAACCACATTACATTGCGGGTTGACCACAGTTTGACCGTGCAGTACAATGGTCGCTGTGCTGCATTAATAGTATTTATCGTTTTTTAGAATTATCCCAGCACAAGGGCGTAGATGTCAACCAATTCTTTCATAATATCGTCGGTTACTTCTTCACCTTCGCCTGCACTTCGTTGCCAGTTAGTTCCATTCCACGTTTCGAGATATACAAATTCAACATTCCATCTTGTGTCGCCGATTTCAGGTGCAAGTGGTCTTTCGGCTGTTGTACCGTAAGGAATAACCAAGCCAGTTGTACTATCAAATTTAGCATATCCTCTAGCAGTAGCAGAGACCACAAACGCATTATCGGATGTATTTTCAAAATAGCTATCGTTGATATCTATGTCAAATACACTCACAGTAGCATCTCCTGAGCGAACTAATTCTAGATCACTGTTGCTGAGTGTAGTTCTAATAACGTTATTGTCGAACAATATATTTTCGTTTGATAATCCATGTATTTCTAAACTGTAAGGAGTGAGTCTTCCCCTTTCAGAACCACTAGTTCTAATTATTATTTCGTTACTAAAATTAGTAGCGTCGATACTGGTCAATCTATTGTCTGAATAGATGCCGCTGAAGCTGAGATTTGCAGTGCTGTAACCTTCATACAAATCAGTTTGTGTATTGTATCTTATATTAGCTGCGAAATCAGTTCGTTCTAAATCAGTTCCTCTACTGACGATTAGAGCCGGATTACTGGTCAGTGTTAACACTTCGGTGTAGGGAGCAATTTCTAAATCTTCAGCAATGTTAACAATAGTATTGCCAGTGATTCGTAAATTACCTGTATCGATTCTTTCACCGTCTATATAGGTTATTAGGCCGGCGGTATTTACAATAATTCTACTAACACCACTGAAGTCAATGTTTTCCGCATTGATGCTGGTATTGCCGGTTTCAAAATCTACAAAGAATTGATCGCCGATTCTGTAGGTACCAAAGGCATCTGTGCTGTTATGATAAATCTTACCAAAGTTTATTTCAACAGTTTCGTTTGCCTGTTCAACCAGCGTGCCATCGTTAGTAACATCCTTGCCTGTGCCTATGTAAGCAAAGTTATGACTAATCAGATACATCAGTGTGCTAGACCCGTTGGCCACAGCACCAAAGTTTCCGTACACATTTGCTGATCCAATTGAACGAATTTCTGCACCATATCTCAAACTGCTGTTGCCTAGTGGCTTACCAATTGTTCCTTCTAGTGCGTATAGCCCTCTGTTAGCAAAGTATGTAAAACTATTAAGCCACTCTACTCTAACGCCGTTGGTCATTGTTATTGCGTCAACACCAGGAGTAATAAATGTCACTGAATGAAACAGCATACTTGCTTCTAAGCTGTCAGCATCTAGTTCGCTGCCATCAACATATGCACCGCGGCCTGCATCACCTGTGTTAAAACCTCTAGGATCATCTGTACTTGTGATACTACCCTGTGTAATTACGCTGATGTTTCTAACATAGGGCGAACGTGTGCTTACTAATCCGTTGGGTGTAAATCTAAAAGCATTTCCTGTATTAGTTGCGCTGTTGTAATAAAAGTCTTTAATAGTAATGTTTTCAACAGTTACATCACCTTGTATTAGAAATGCGTCCTGATCCTGTGTTGCGGGCGTGGGTTTGATTACAGTGTTTCTTAAATCGTGTCCGCTTACTGTAACATGAGGAGGTACAGTTAAGGGAAACTCTTCTTCATACACTCCTGGATAGATGTGTATGGTAACAGGTCCCGCAGTGCTAGCATCAGCGACAGACAGAGCATGTTTAATAGTTCTAAATGGACCGTGTTGATGATCACCTACATTATTGTCGTCGCCGTTAACGCTGACATAGAAAATATTGCCCTGACGCAGTGCTAGACTTGCGTCGCCCACGCTGAGATCGTCTACTTCAACACGCTGCCCATTCAAAAAGTTACTGTAAAGATTTAACCATTTTTTGTTAGGCGAGCCTAGATTGTAGGTGTCGGATTGATCTGGTACGATGTTACTGTCTAAATCAGCTTCGAAGTTTACATTGTCTGTATCATCATCGCCCAGTGTTAGATTGCCGCCGAATGTGATATCACCAGTAGCATTTAGGCTTCCGGTAATATTCCAATTGCTGTGAATATCCAGTGTGCCGTTACCATCTGGTCGTAGTTCGATGTTTGTGTCAGCTGTGGTTGAAGATATAGTATTAAAATCGAATTTTAAATTGTTAGTTGCTATACTGGTAGCAAAGATGTAATCAGCACTGGTTAAAAATATGTTTCCTACGTTGTTTACAATTTCACTGTTCTGTATACTGTAGTTTCCTGTGTTAACATAATTTGCTAATAGGTTGACAGTTCTAAAAGTAGATGCTATTGTTAAATCGTCGCTAGCTATTTCTGTATTAATCCCAATTCTATCGTTGTTGACATCAAGGTGAAGCAGCGCTGTGTCGCTGGTTGTGTTTTTAAAATTGAGATTTGAACCTTGACGTAGTAGATTGTCCTGTAATACGCCGCCTGATATACGCCCTAACTGTGCCATAGACTACTCCCTTACACAGTATTTATTTGTCAAAGTTGTGAATTACTGTTACAGGTTTTCCTAAAGGTACAGAACTGGTAAATTCAATCCACCATCCTGTATCTGTTTCGGTATAAGGTGCGTTTGGTCCTGTTGTATTAACCTGTGCTGTTTGTCTAATGTTATAGTTTGTTACTGGAAGTTGATAAACGTTTTCAACAAATACTAATATATTTTGTGCTGCGGCAGGAACAGGAAAATCAGTGTCGCCACTGTTGAGTTCGCCAAACACAGTTTCAGTAGCATCGCCATTGCCTAGATTTTGTACAACGATGCCGGGATCTTGATTTGGTTCTTTGAATCTTACATTGCGCCAAGCACCATTTTGATATGCTTCTAGCTGACCAGTGGTAGTGTTATATCTCACATGACCTTCTGTTGCTGATGTTGCAATTCCTACTTCACCTGGTCTAACTGATTCTACGCCTTTTGGGACTAGCAAAGCACGACCACTATCTGCTATGACTTGATCGTCGTAGTCATACTTTACACCTTTACCGTAGATGTTTCTAAGATTAGTATTCTGTGCTTTGAGTAATCTCATATTATACTTCCAAATAGCTCACTGTGGCTGCTAGATTAGTTAGACCACTGCCTAAATCTGGTTCTGCTACAAATATAATTTTGTCACCCTGCTCTAAAACAATGCGTTCTGAATCAAATGTAAATGTTTCACCGGGTGGCAGTTCTAAGTTTCTTACAACTACAGTAACAGCATTGCTTAGTGTTTCGCCATAAGGTACTAAGTGCATATCAAAACTAGCGGCGGCTGATAGCGAACTGTTACAAACTAAAATGTTAGTAATAGCATAACTCTTGCCTTCCGGTACGCCGCCTGTGAAAGGTGCTGCTACTGCGCCAGTTGGATCTAGTATGTTTACATTGGTAGTTCTAAGTTGTGCGTTTACAATAGCCATTTCGTATCCTTAAAATAACATTCCAAAAAGTAATGCTCTGTTTTTACTTACTAATTCATCTCGAGTTTGGTTAGCATTTGCGAAATAAATTCCAGTCTTTCCTGTACTCTCGTTTGCAGTATAAATTTTTGCACCATCACTAGGAAAGCTTGGACTAGTACTGGGATCATCATCACCTGGTACACTGTTGATATGTAGTACATCGTCTACTCTGATATTACCAGTGCCTGAAGACTTTAGTATTAAATCAGTGTCGCTGGTCAGTGTTTCAATAGTAGTACCAGCAATTCTTATTTCATCAAATTCCCAACGATCTCTAAACAGTTGACTTACAGTTACTCCGTCGATAGCAAAGTTAATTACACTGTCGACACCGCTTGATTCTTCATCAACCACAGTTATACTTGAAATAGTAATTTCGCCGTCGCCGATCTGCGGAAGAAACACGTTAGCAAACTGGAAGTCAATATAATCTACAATTGATCGTGTGTTAGGAATAACGTCGTCGTCGATTACGTTTCCTGTGATAGTACTGCCTGAATATGAAAACACTTGTTTTTCGTAATCTGTAGTACCAGTAACACTTAGTACACCAGTGCCACTGTTTATAAGATAAAGATCGCCGCCGCCAGTTGAGATGCTGTTTGTTCTGATACCTACAAGTGCGCCTTCATTGTCTCTAAAAACAAATCCGCCTGTTTTCGTTGTTTCGGTATTTGGATCTCTCCAAGTTATGTTCTCACTAAACAAAAAATATCCGTCGGAGAATGTTCCTCGATCGATTCTCAATCCTGCTTCGTCAAGAGTAATGCCAGCACCGGTTTCGCCGCTGTTGACTACAATAATATTATCTCTAATTGCAAGGTCTTCTGATTCTACAGTTGTGGTATTGCCTTCAACAATCAAGTCTCCAGAAATGATAACCTGTCCCTGCTCGGGACCAGTGTTCAATCTTATTTGGCCGCCCTGTTGTACGGTTACAAAAAAATTGCCATTGGGTACATTTACAAATCTTGACATTTATATTTCCTTAAAATAGGGGGATTTCTCCCCCTATTATTAGATTGCTGTTAGTAGAATCTGATCACCTGTTGAATCGTCATATTGTGACATTACCCAAGTATATTTGTTACCACTAAAATCTGTTGCTACACGCTTAGTAATCTTAGAAATAGCAACTTCTGCAGAACCATCGTTTAGAGTTCCCAGCATCTGAATCTCACCTTCTGCGTTTGGTGTAGTTTCTACCAGTGTGCCTGTTCTAAAAAAGGTAGATGTTGGACCTTTAATACTTTCGCCATCTACAAAGCTATCGTTCGCTTCACTTAGTACGATAAATGTTTTTGCGCCACGTTGTTTGATGATCATGTAATCTGTGTTAAGATCATCGTCTGCAGCAAAGAAACCGCTTAGTCTAATACCAGCATTTGAATCGCTAGCTGTTGTGCCGAAAGATCTAATTACATCAATACCGTTTATGTCTTTTCTTAATGGTCTTCCCATGATTATTTCTCCTTTGTTTAATCATTGCCGTTCTAGGGTCTACGCGGTGGATATCCGCATAAGTCCTACTGCTTAGGTAGGCACCTATATTTGACAAAAGTATTTATCAAAAATTGTCAAGTCATAAAAATAGGCCCCGTAGGGCCTATTTTATTTAAACTAAACTACCTATTACTGGAAGCTTACATTACCTGAAGTAATGCCAACCTTACCTAGGTAGTCACTTGCGTTACCGAGCGACGACGCAGTGTTAGTTAGTTCTACATAACCATAACGAGTCATGAAGCTAACAACTGGTTCGAAAGTATTCGGATCAAGCACAACACCTGAGCTCATCAGTGGGATGTATGGGCAGTAGAATGCCGCCGCATCTGATTCTGATGAACCTTTGTAACCGATGAGTACTGCTGAGTCATCGGCTGCATATGTGTTAACATATACTTTCATCGCATTGTTTAGAGTACCAACCATCTTAGTGTTAGTTGGTGCTTCAAAAGTACCTTCAGTTGTACGAGCAAACGCTGAAGTAGTAGCTGACTGAAGAATTGTAAGCGCGAATGGCGATACAACTGCCCAGTTACCAGCACCACGACGTGTACGCTGTGCAATCAAGTTGCTTACACGGTTGATTTGAACAGCAAGTGCTGCGTGCTCGTCACCAACGAATGTAGCAGTACCACTTACAGAAGCCTGATCATAAGTCTGATAAGTGCCAGCAAGTGAACTTAAAGAATTAAGTACTTCTTGGTCGATTTCAGCAGTAATCTCTTGAGCAAGTGCTGCCATGATTTCTGCTTCTACGTCGATGCCATGCTGTGACTGTGCGTCTTGTGCAGCTTCGAAAGTCCAACGTGCGCTGAGCTTACGAGTTTTAGCTTCGACTGTTTGCTTCAAGATCTGAATGCTTAGTCTGTTACCGACTGTACCTTCTGCTGCCGCAGTTGGGTTAGCTTTTGCAGTTGTAGCATTACCTGAGTATGCTTCAGCAATCTTGAATGGGCTTAGAGCTTCTTCACCTGCTACTGCACCTGAGGCGCCTGATCCAAACGAGTCCGAATAGCGAACACGTAGGGTGTGGATTTGACCCACAGGTCCTGTCATTGGCTGTACGCCAACGAGTTCGTTTGCAATGACTGTTGGCATTACACGACGAATAACTGGTAGGATAACACGGTTAAGTGTTGCGACATTACCGGCAGAAGTAGCACCAGCTGTGGCAGTTTCTGAAAGATACCTACGAGTATTTTCCAGTGTGCTTGCCATAACAGCTTTTTTGTTGCCTGAAAGGCCTTCGAGAAGTGCTGACTTCGTATCCTGCCAGCGACTTTCTAGTAGTTCTGACATTATTATCTCCTTAATTTAATCCAGCAAGACGACGAATGTCTAATACATTGTCATTTGCTTTACTACTAACGTTAGTGTGTGAAACTGTTTCACGGTTGCCTGTTACTTCTTTTGCCTCTGCTAATACTGCCTTCTGCTTTGCTGGACCTTTGCCGTTGATAACCGCAGGTAGATACTTGTCAAATGCAGATTGTAGTCTGCCAGTTTGAACTGATTCCAGTAAGTCTGTCATAATTTCACGCTGCTCATTGCTCAGTGGAGCAATTAGTTCGCGTACTGTGCTTGATCTATTTACAGATTCTTCAAGCTTTTGCTTTTCAGCTGCTTTTGATTCTGCAATACGTTTCGCTTTTGCAGCAAATGCCTTTGCTTCTACAAGTTGCTTGTCTTTTGTTTCAAGAACTTTTAGAAGTTTCGCAGTTTCTGAATGTTCATTTAGATATGAAATTCCATATTCTGCTGCAAATGCTTCAAATATTTTACGACCAAAGTCGTTTCTACGTGCTGTGTCAATATCTTCTTTAAGTGCTGAGATCTCACTTTTAAGACCTTTTGCAACTGTTTCAGATACTGCTTGAGCGCTTCTTTCGATAAAGTTACGCTTAACTTTAGCGAAGTGTGATTTAGCTTCACGTACTAGTCGTACTTTTGTTTCAGCTAAGTCTTTCTTATCTTCGTGGAACTCTGCAATTTCGCTTGATAGGGCTTCTACTACAAACTCTTCAAGCTTGCTGTAGTTTTCAGCCATTGCTTGTTTGTCTGTGCGTAGTTCTGAGATTTCTTTTTGTAATTGTTCTACAACGAAACCTTTTAGAAGGCTTGCATTTTCACGCATCGCAACTGCATACTTTGCCTTTGCTTCTGCTAGCTGTTTGCGATCTTCTGCAAACTCTGCAATCTCTTCCTGAAGACGCTCGGAGAGCATAGCATCAATGGCTTCTACCATTGTCTGCTTGTCATGCTCGTACTTGGTAGCAAATTCTTCACGTAGGTCGGCAGTTGCCGCGCGACGATTTTCTACTACCTTGCTTTCCCAAGCTTCTTCAATCTGTGCCCTGATCTCTTGCGAAACAACATCATTTTCAAAGAGTGCTTTCAGTGCATCTATCATACCATTCTCCTAGTTTATTGGAGTTTGCTGATTATATTAATCAGCGATTCCTTTAGATACTTTTGTGCCTTGTCGTCGTGTTTTGTTGCCTGTGCTAGTTCATATGCCTTGTATCCACCGCGGGCATTCATTAGATGCTCGTAGATTGGTGTTGGGTAAGCACCGGGGGCGCTGGGCTGAGCCACAACGTCCACAGTAATAATTTCAAAATCAGACACAGTGTTCGAACCGTCTTCTGATACATTTCCGCTACCTCTCGATGAGACACCTAGTTTAACTCCTGCTTCAAGCATTGTTTTAACCAGTTGTCCCATCGGGGTAGGAAGTATTTTTAGTTTTCCGTAACCATTTGGACCATCCATCCACATTTCATTAATCATGTGGCTAACTCTGTCCAAGTTGATATTAAGGCCTTCTGGATGATCCACTTCACCGAGAACACTATATCCTCCTGCACATTGATCATTGAGAGTTTTGACAGCCCTGCCTATTTCATTCACAGGATACACTCGCTGATTAGCGTTGCGAACACCGCCTTGAATGCAGATGCCTTTCATGTAAAGGTCCTTGCCTTCGTTTGCGTTTTCGACAACTATCTTAGCTTGGTCGAATGTCAAATGCTCTCGTAAGTTTCTCATTCAAACTTCCTTAATCTTGTCTTACTTTGCTCTTTTCGGAGCGCCGTTTAACATACTGCTGGCTGATTTGTCAGCAGTCTCTGGCTTGCCCTTTTTCTCAGCGCCGTGGCCAGGTTGGTTTGACATTTTTGTCGCCCCTTTTGCACCAACAACGTTTACGTTCTTGGTATTCATATCCTTTGGGTTCTGAGCATTTAGTGCTGAACCTTTTAAGTTACCTTTGTTGGCTTCTACGCCTGCTTCTGTACCGCTTTTTGCGATGTTAGCAGTTGTTCCGCCCATATCATTTTTGCCTGCAACTGAGCTCTTAGTGTTTACTCCGTTGTCGCCACCGATCTTTGC